TAAGCCTTGCTGTGGCCTTGATAAAGTCACCAATGTGGTGTTGGTAGTAGTGCATAAAACCTTACGTTCTCGGTTGACGTTACTGAAAAGAAACATCGGCAGGGCGGTAACGAATCGCCTTTTCCCCCGCTAAAGGTAGCCGTGTCTCAACTATACAGAATTTTTCCGCTTGAACCACTCAGGACGCAAATTTTTTAACTGCCAGACCCGCCCTTGGGGAATGTCTGTCCATTGAGAGACTGCGCCACGGCTGATGCCCAGAATTCTTGCAAGCTCACTCTGTGACCCTGCCAATTTAATTGCTTGCTGTTTGTCCATCTGTTAAGTTTACTATACTTTGTCCCAAAACCACACATTAGGGAAAGTACCTAAAAAATAATTTGATAAAGTGCTTGCGTAATGTTTAGCTTGCTATACAATGCACCCATGCCCCAGCAATTTCGCATAGGGTCTTTTAGGAGTATCAAGATGATGAATTCAAACTGGATGGTGACCTTGGCAGTTTCCCAACGCAAGGCTTTGATTGAGTTTGGCTACACAAACCAACAAGTTAACACCATGAGTCTTGCTGAAACAACCCAAGAATTAAAAAACCTTGGCTACAACTTCAAAACTAATTCACCTTTTAAAAACAAAGCACCTTACAACCCTGAGTTTTTGGGCGCACAACCAGCACGGGCTGGTCAGGACTATTAAATGTATTTAGAAGATTATGAAGAATGGCGGTGGGGGCAAATCCTCACCCGCAACACGAACTTCAACCCAGACTATCAACCAGAGGATAAACAAGATGAAACACCCCAGAACGATAAATGAAGCATTTCCCCACACCGTGGAATACGGTGCTGCCATTGAAATCCACGTTGCCCAACATTCCACCGCAGACAAGATCATCAGGGCTTTGGCCTTGATTGCTTTGATCGTGCTTGCCCTTGACGTTTTTATTTGGAGGCCATGAAATGAACGCAGACGAACTTATCGACAACATCAAATTCATTGCTGACAAACAGTATGAAGGCGAACCCGCACAGAACCGATTGGCTTATCACGTTGGCCTATTGGAGTCTCACCTACGGGGCTACATCCAGACCTCCGAGATTGCACAGGAATACATCAAAGAATTGCAGACCCAATTAACAGCAAAGGATTCAGAATAATGGAAACACCAATCGGAAAACAAATCGCCGCCGCCTTTGTTAAAGCACAGAAGGCATTTGGGCCAGCTTTAAAGACCAGCACAAACCCGCATTTTCGTAGCAAATACGCTGACCTATCCAACTGCATTGAGGCCGTTATTGGGGCTTTGAACGACAACGGCATTGGCTTGATGCAACGCACCTATGACTGTCCAACAGGCGTGTTGGTTGAAACAATCTTTGTGCACGAATCAGGGGAAGTCATGGAAAGCGGAATGCTTCATGTGCCAGCCGCCAAACAAGACCCCCAAGGGTATGGCTCGGCCTTGACCTACGCTCGGAGATATAGCCTTTTGGCAGCTACTGGCCTCGCCCCAGAAGATGACGATGGCAATGCTGGTTCACGCCGCACAGAAACGCTACAAATTGACGCTGGAATGATGGCAGACCACATCGCCGCAATCGATGCCAGCGCCAACAAAGAAGAATTGCAAACCGCCTACAAAGCTGCCTACGATGCTTGCAAGGGCGACCAGACTTGGATTGCCAAGGTCATCAAAGCCAAGGCAGACCGCATTGCCAAAGCAAAAAAGGAGAAAGAAAATGGAAACTGAAATTATCCAAGGTTCAACCGAATGGTTTTACCAACGTCTGGGCAAAGTCACCGCCAGCAGAGTGGCAGATGTAATTGCCAAGACAAAAACAGGGTACAGCACCAGCCGCGATAACTACATGGCCCAGCTTGTGGTGGAACGCCTGACCTTTACCAAGCAAGAGTCATATACCAATGCCGCTATGCAATGGGGCACAGAGCAAGAACCATTTGCTAGGGCGGCTTATGAGGCGGCACAAAGCGTAATGGTGGAAGAAGTAGGGTTTGTACGTCACCCATCAATTGAATGGGCTGGTGCGTCCCCTGATGGCCTTGTTGGGGACGATGGCCTTGTGGAAATCAAGTGCCCCGAAAGCAAAGGAATGCTGGAAACTTTGCTAACCAAAAAAGTCCCTGGCAAATACTTCACCCAGATGCAATTCCAAATGGCTTGCACAGGTAGAAACTGGTGTGACTATGCGGTGTTTGACCCGCGAATGCCAGCCAAAGTGCAATTGTTTGTTACCCGTGTTGAACGGGTTAACGAATACATCGCAGAGATTGAGGCAGAAATTGTGAAATTTCTTGCTGAAGTCCAAACCCAGGTAAATCAACTCAACGCAATCATTGAAAGCAAATAATGTCTAAAGTCAAAAAAGAAGTCACCGCAATTGTGGGCCAGTACACCAACAAAGAAGGTCAACAAAAGAACCGCTACCAGCGCATCGGGTCAATTATTGAAACCCGCAATGGCGAAATGCTCAAACTAGACGTTATCCCACTCAAAGAAAACGGGTGGGACGGCTGGGCTTATCTGAACGACCCGCGCCCCTACGAACCCAAGGGCTTGCCAGCAGATGACGATCTGCCCTTTTAATCATGTTTGATTTCATATTTCCGCGAGTGCGTAAATCTGACCCGCTGACCTCGTTTGTGGCAGCGGACAACGCCAAGGAATTGGCTAAAAAACACGGGTCGCTAATCGTGGCCTGTCTTGTCCAGCACGGGCCGCAAGGCAAAGATGGCATCGCCGCCCACACGGGTCTGGATGGCAACCAAGTGGCACGGCGTTTAAAAGAACTAGAAACGCTGGGCTTGATCTGTCTGACAGGCAAAACAGTCGCATCAAAATCTAAGCGCCAGGAAAGGGAATGGCGCGTAACGGGGGATTTATGACAGAAGAAGATGAAGCATTTGAAGAACTTGCCAAACGTCAAGGCGATTGGGGTCTGCAAGGGTCACGCAAGCACCAGATTTTGCGATACGCTGAAAACGCTGAACGCAATCGGGTGATTGAAGAGGTGGCTACTGATTTGGAAACTAAGTTTACAGGGCCATTTGGTCGTGACAGTGTGGCATCGTTTGCTGCATACATAAGGAGTATGAAGAAATGATGCCCCCACCAAGTAAAGAACTGTGCCTGATGATGGCAAAGGTCAATTTTCCCCGCGATGAAAAGCTCAGTTGGACATGGCTGTTTGCTTGGGGTTTTCACGATGCGTATGTAGAGGGTTGGTATCAGGAGTGGAAGCCATGAACAAACCAATCACATCCAATAAATTTGTTACAGACCTGTGGAGCATGACGCAAATGTTGATTGACGAAGCAGTCTTGGCCGAGCGTGAAGCATGCGCCGCCATCCTTGACGCAAACGCTATGGCGTGTGAAAGCCCCATCATGCGAAGTCTGTTGCAATCAAACGCCCAAGCGATTCGGGTAAGGGGACAAGCATGACTAAAGATGACGCATTGAGAATGATGTTAGGGCCGTTCAAGGCGTGGCGTGATGTCCCAGGCAATGAGGATGTCGTTGAGGAATTGACAAAAATAATTAACGCAGTCGAAAAGGTATTGGAACAGCCAGAGCAAGAGCCTGTGCCGACATTAGAAGACCTTGAGCAAGAAATCTATCAAAACACACGGAATTTTATATCTCGTGATGTTATGGAGTGGATGCTCAGGCGTTACTACACCCACCCACCACAGCGCACATGGGTAGAAATTGACTGGTCTGAAATACCTGATGAACAATTTGATAATTATCATTTTGGTGATGGCGCTAAATGGGCAGAGCAACACCTCAAGGAAAAGAACACATGAAAGCAAGACAAGTCTTTATTGCCTTAATGACGGGCAAAGGATATGCAGAATCAGAACTTGTTTGGGATGGTGAAAAGTTTGCCAATCAAAACATGACAACCCGCTGGAACTACTTCTTGCTGGGTTGGGAAATGCGGGGGGTTATGTGATTGAATTGTTTTTAGTCTTGTGCTTGGGTGCTGGCGTTGTAATTGTGTGTGGCTGGATATTTGTGCAAATACTGCTATGGGCCGAGGAATAGCGCTCGCTCGTCAATACGGCGGTTTTGCAAGCCTTTTAAGACTTTGCCACCCGCCATGCAGTATTTTAAGAATTCCTCACCAGCGCCCGTTTTATCGCCTCGTAGCACCTTCTGGCGTAACGTAGAACGCTGGAGTGTCCCCAGACCGACATTAAAAGAAAAAGAAACAAGCCCGTCAAACATACCTTGGCTGAGATTGACAGGAAATAAAGTGTGTACTCCACGTTCAAACCTTGCAAGATCGTTTCTAAGAATGGCATCTACTTCATTTGTTGAAAACGTGCGATTATCTTCTGGGCGTAACCCATAACTATCTCTTTGATCAATTGGCATTTTTCCTTGATCTGGGTATAAAACATGGCCTACTCCTATTGTCCATAGTTTTGCTGGGCAACGGTATGGTTTAAACCTCAAGCCCTCATGGTGCTTGATGAGTTCAATCCCTTTGGCGCTGATGTTCATAGCAAAACCCTTGCAAAACCATCTTTAGGGAATTTGCTTCTTTTGCCTATGCACCAATTTCTTATGGTGGTTTCGGTAACTTTATAAAAATTAGCCGCCTCATCTAAGCCAATGAATACGCCATCTGGTGTCAAAACTTTGTATTTGGTTGATTTTTCTTTAAGGATTTTTTTGACTTCGGCTTTGTGCGGTCTGCCAACACCCTTCAAGGCATCAGACACTTTTTTCTTGTGAGCGTCTGATAGTGGCTTGCCTTTGTTTGGGTGAGATTTGCCAGAGCCAACCCCAAAGGCCATGTTTTTAAAATTGTACAAATCCTTGCCAAAAAAACATTCAAGAAAACATTGCTCTAAGTGTGCCGACTCTTCTTCATTTTGGCAATCTTTCAATAATCTAAATTCAAAATTACCAGCGCCATGTTTATTCCATGCCAATTGCAAATGTTTGTTGTGATGCTTATCCCTGATCAATTTTGATATATGAGACGCCCATCTAGCCCTCACATCAAAAGAGCTACCAACATAAGCCTTACTGCTGGCTTTATTAACGATTGCGTATAAACCTATCATTTCTTGGCAAACGCTTGACCGCCAAACCAAAAACTAACAATACATGACCAGATAATTTGTGTATCGTCATCCCACAATTGGTTAAGGGCAACATCAAAAGCTACCCCAGTATGCCAAGCATAGTAAAACCCAAACACCTCAACAAACATAAACATCACAAACATGCCGTAGGTGATGACTGAGCGGGTCGCAGCCCTCATGTTGATCACCCATACAGATGCACCCTGCCCCAAGGCTATATCGTGTGCGTATAGGGCTTGACGCTCTTGCATTTGGGCTTGCATCATTTGCACATCAGCGGTAATTTGGATTTGCTCGGTTTGGATATGCTCGATGCGCTCTTGGGCCTCTAACCCGGCTTTTTTGAGGGTCAGTTCCCTTTCTGTCTGCATTGCGGCTAATGCTAGTTCATGCTTTTTGTCAGACTTGTCTTGTATGAAGTCAAGTATCTTGGGCAGACCGCCCATCAAAAAACTAATTAGGCTTGAAAACAGGGTTAGCATTTTTTCTTTCCTCTTCAATTTGCTTTCGCAATTTTTCTACTTTTTCCATTTGGGCTTTGGCCTCGCGCTTGGTCACCATAGTATCCACGTACATCATGCCAATCAGCGGCAACAACATCGCAAAAACAATGACGAAAAGTATTAGGACAAAAACATACCCAGACGGCCCTTGTGGTGCAGACTGATCATCCACATCAGAATAATCAGGTAAGCGGCTACGAAAAGAACCAGCCCCGTTTCCAGCGCCCTGTCCAGTATTTTGTTTTTTAACTTTTGTCGCCGCCATTCAGCCACCCGTTTTTTGTGCAGTTCCCTTGCGTTGTCCTCGGCTTTTTGATCAAGTAGCCGCTGATACTCATCCACGAATTCACGCCAAAGATCGGGTTGCCCCATCTCCCAGCGCACCATTCTTTCAAGATCAGCATAAAACTGCTTGGTTTGCCGCAAGTACATTACATTGTCAATTGCTTGACTGGCTAAATCGTCTTTGATTCCTTTGCGCTTGTTTTCTTCCCGCTGAACCTCTGTTTTTTCATGGCCTGCTTCCAGTTCTGCCTGACCCTTGAAAAACCCCGACAATGCCCCGCCAACTTCACCCGTGATCTTTGATAGATCAGACCCGGTTTTTTTCAAGTCCTGATAGACAGCCACACAGCCTTTTATGCCCTCATACGCCCCTTTGCATAAGGCAAACGCTGTGATTGGGTCAATTTCATATCCCCAAAATCTTTTTGACGAACTCGCCAGCTACACCCGGCCCAAACAGCACAGCAACAATCAGCACATACAAAAGCATTTCTATTTTTGTCATGCGTTTATCGCCGTCCCGCAATGATCGGTCAATAGCGTTATATCTTTCCAGACATACCGCTTCATGCACCGCCAGCCGTGTCTCTGTGCTGTCATTCATTACGCGCCTCAAGTGCTGTTATTCGGTCAGTCAGGGTTGTGATGATGGCTTGTTGTTCTTGTATTGCTTTGACCAACACAGGAATTAAAGTCTCTTTGCTCACACCCATTGTTTTCTCAGCTTTTTCTTGAGGAGTATCTGTATCAAAATACTCAATCTCTTCACCTGTAACAGCCTCTGGAATTACAGTTTGCAGTTCTTGAGCAACAAAACCAATATTTGTTTCCCCCGATGAAATCATCTTGTATTTACGGGGTTTCATTGCCATCACCGCATCTAAACCATATTCAATATCTGATATGTCGGTTTTAATTCTGCGATCAGACGCAAAATTCCATGCAGTCATTGTTTGATTAAGATACCCATAATACGAAAAGTCTGCATTTGCAAAATACCAAGTAGCTCCAGTTCCAGCAATCAGAAAAGCTGAGACATTGGTATCACTTCTTACAAACGCTATATTTCCCGCCGCATCTGTTGTAGTTCCTCGCACAGCCAATGAAGTATTTTTGCGAAAAGTAACTAACGCATCACCATTACCCACACTCGTAGTCCCCACCAGCAAGTTACCGCTGGAATCTAGGCGCATCTTTTCTGTTAGCGCAGATGCTGTTCTTGTTTGGAAATATAAATCGCCAGTTGCCGATGTGCCCGGTGTATTAGTGGCTATCCTTGCCACAACTCTTCCTGATGATAATTCGTCAGCAAATTCAATTCCAATTCCATAGCCAGCAGCACTTAAATTAGTTAAACGCAACGCACTTGTTGTTTCGTTTGCGGCGCTAATTGCTACATTTAATTTGGTTGCTGGCGAACTTGTCCCAACCCCCAAATTCGTACCATCAAACACCAACGCACTGCCCGTGGTCAGCACCTTTGAGCCATTGAGATAGGCCACACCATTGGCTGTGCCGTCAGAGATAGTCGGGCCAGAGATAGTTGGCCCTGTAGCTAATACATTGTTGCCTGTGCCTGTATTGGTAACACTAACCAAACCCTTAGACGCATCTGTAGCCACCGCGCTTGATGCCGTCAGGCTAGAAAAGATTGGTTGTGCGCTAAATGTAGCCACACCGCCAAGGGTCACAGCACCCGCAACGTTAGCCGTAGTGCCCACATAAAGCGCTTTGGCTATGCCTACCCCACCAGCCGAAATAATTGACCCAGATGTGGTGTTTGTCGCATCTGTCACCAATGTAGAGTTAATCCCCAATGCAAAGGGAATTCGCGCCGTTGTAGTGGTCTGCCCATCCTTGGTAATGGCAGTCGATAAACCCGTGGCAAGGTCAGCCGTCAGCGCATTAAAAACTGTGCTGCTAATGGATGTGCCCGTTACTACTGGTTGCCCAGATGTGTTGATTTGGAATGTTCCAGAGCCGTTGTAGGACATGATTTAACCTTACTTTGTGAGCGCGTCAACCAACGCATTGTAATTAATGGATTCTTGAACTTGTTTTTTTACTTGCTGATTTTCTGCAAATTCTGATGCGGTTTTTGCAAGTGGAAAATTGAGTTTTGCCAATTTATCTAAGCCCCTGATAACAACATTGCCTGTGTTGGAATAGTTAACTGTTCCCGGCGGTTTAACTAATGCATCTGCTACAGCGTCTTTTACATCAATTAAAGTTTGCCGCCCTTGCTTGCCAAACATATAGGCTAACTTGTCTTCTTTGTCCAATGTATCAATGGCAGTTTTTAGCTTGGCAAACGACAAATCACCACTTGCATTTTTTTGCAATTGATCTTTTAGATACTGAATGGTTTGGCCTTGCAATTCGGCATAGGCTTGTTGACCTTCTGGGCCACCCTTTTTAAGTAGCTTGGTAACAGTTCGCATTTCTTCCAATGAACCATCCAAAACAACGTGCCCAAACACATCATCAAGGGCCACAGCACGATCAGCGTAACCGCCGCGAGTGCCTAACAATTTAGCTACTCTGTAAGTGTTTTCAAAGTCTTTGCCTAACTCAGCACGTTGTTTTCTAGCGGCACGATAAAGATCACCACCAGCGCCCTCGGTCATGTTGTTAATTACGCCTTTGACCTCTTTCATAAACAAACCAGACGCTTTGCCCGGTTCACCTAATTGACCAGCAGATTTATACAATTCTTCCAAGTCATCAATAGTTACTTGACCATTTTTGACTTTTTTCAATGTGTTTAGGTCTGCTTTGATAGAGTTAATTTCTGGGACAGAAATAG